AACGCAAGGCGCCATCACCATCCTGACCGGCAACCCGACCCGTTCCACCGGGTTTTTCTGGCGCACCCACAACCTCGAGCGCGACCGCTGGTGGATCCGCCGCGTCAGTGCCGCCGACAGCCCGCGCGTGTCGCCGGATTTCATTCGGGAAATCGGCGACCGCTACGGCGAGAATTCCAATGCCTACCGGATCCGCGTGCTCGGTGAATTCCCGCTGGCCGAGGATGACACGCTGATCCCGGCCGACCTGGTTGAGAGCGCCATGGAACGCGGCCAGTTCGATGATTCCGGCGCGCCGGAAATCTGGGGCGTCGATGTCAGCCGGTTCGGCGCCGACAGTTCGGTGCTGATCAAGCGCCGCGGCAACGCCGTGTCGGAAATGCCGCGCCGCTGGCAAGGCATCGACACCATGGCGCTCGCCGGCATCGTCAAGTCGGAATTCGACATGCTGCCCCCGCCGGCCCGGCCGCAACTGATCGTCATCGACGTGATCGGCCTCGGCGCCGGCGTGGTTGATCGGCTGATGGAACAGCAGTTGCCGGTGCTCGGCCTCAATGTCGGCGAAGTGCCATCCGTCGCCGGTCGCTTCGCCCGCATGCGCGATGAACTGTGGGTGCGCGTGCGCGAGTGGCTGGAAAGCCGCCGTGTGTCGCTGCCGCACGACGACAAGCTGCGTGCCGATCTGTGCGCGCCGCGCGTCGCCTATCTGTCCGATGGCCGGATGCAGATCGAAAGCAAGCAGCAGCTTCGCTCGCGTGGTTTTGCCTCGCCCGACAGTGCCGATGCGTTGTGCCTGACCTTCGCACCGGCGGGCATGTCGCTGCAACTCGGCCTGGGCAACCAGTTGAACTCGCGCATCCCGGTGCGGCGCGCCATCCGGGGGATGGAATGATGTGCTTCACAGTGCCATGGCTGGCTGGGATGCTGATCTGGCTGGTCGTCGTCTGCGGCTTCGTCGCAATCCTGATGATCCTGCTGCCCATTGTGCTCGGCTGGCTCGGCTGGGCTGGCGGTGTCGCCATGCAGATCATTCGCATCGTGGTCGCCGTTATTGTGATCTGCGCGCTGATCTATTTCCTGCTGGACCTTTACCAGTGTTTTGTCGGCGGCGTGCCGAGGCTGCGGTGATGCTCTCGGCGCGGATGCGCGTCGGCGGCGGTATGCAGACAATCGAACCCCATGGGAGAACGCTAATGCACCCTTCAACATTCGAGCACCTAAAGCCGACCGATACGCAGTTGGAGGCGATGGCAAGGATGCGTGCGGCCTTTCTGGAACTCAGCACGTCTGTTGATGACTATGTGCCCGAGGGGCCGGACCGCACTTACCTGCAACGGAAGCTGCGCGAGTGTGGCATGTGGGCAAACGTCGCCATCACGCGCAACCCGGATGGATCACCGCGGGCTTAACCGTCCTGGTCGAATGGGAGTGACGCCATGAGCACCAGAAACCACCCCAGCCTGTTTTCCTGCGCCGATCGGGCGCTGCCCGATGAGCCGGTGTTCGAGTTGCTGGCGCGTGATCCGAGCTTCGCCAAGCTGGTGCGTGCGTGGGCCGATGAGCGCGAGGCGGCGGTGTTGTGCGGCGACCGGCCGGCGTCGGACATGGACCAGGTGAACGAGGCGCGCCATTGCGCCGTCATCGGCGAGAACTGGCGGCGGGAACACCTCTATGCGTGGCGCCCCACGGCGCCCGATGCGGCGGCGTGAGCCACAAGAAATTGTGGTTTCACGTGAAACCACAAAATATTGTGGTGTCGCCCGTAGTTGACGGCGCTGTGATTGTTGTCGCCAAACTGAATTTTCCGAGGTGCGCGCCATGAGCGATGCGATGTCCAGTGGATTGCTGCATTCCGGACCGCCGCTCTCAGCACTCGTGCCGCCGCCCGCCTTTCACAACACCGCCGCCAGCATGACATCGGCCACGTTGCATCTCGGCGCCGGCGGCACGGCGCTGGCCAACATGATGCCCGGCCTGGTGGACGCCGGCGGCGATATCGCCGACGTGCTGCGGCCCTACCAGGCCGGCCTGCAACCCTATGTCGCGCCGGCCGGCGTGCCGTGGCAGGAAGAAGTGGTGTTCGACCGCATCGCGCGCACCGATGCGGATATCCAGACCGAGGTGCTGTTCTATTTCAACATCGCGCAGAATTACGACGTGGCGTTGTCGCGTCAGCGCATGATGGCCTCGGACTACTACAACGGCCTGCCGCTCGGCGATGAGGAAGATGGCCGCTCGAAACTGGTGCTGACGACAACGCGCGATACCATCCGCGCCACGCTGCCGTCGCTGCTGCGGATCTTCACGGCGGTGGAAAACCCGGTGGAATTCTCGCCGGCGGTCGCCGACAACGAACAGCTTGGGCTGATGCACGCCGAGTTGGCGCGCCAGGCGACGCAATATGCGAATTGGGCATTGTTCACCGCCAATCAGGGGTGGATCGTGCTGCACGATGCAATCCTGGATGCGCTAACGCGGCGCGTCGGCTGGGTGCGTTGGTATTGGGGGCAACAGCGGTCGCAGCGGGTCGAAGAATGCGACCGGCTGTTGCTGCCGCAACTGCAAGCCTTGCTGCAGGAGCCTGGCATCACCGCGCAGCGCATCGTGCGCCGCCCGATGCTGCCCAATGAAATGCGCGCGGTCGCGGCGACCCCCGAGGGCGCCGCCTACATGCAGGCCGGTGGGCCGCCGATGTTCTATGCGGCGCGCATCACCCGTTCGGCGGCGCGCGCGTGGCCGATTGTTGAGGCGGTGCCGTCTGAATGCGTGTGGATCGTCGCCGATGCCGACCAGGTGGGCACCGCGCGGGCGGTGTTTCATGTGCGCGATGTGCCGGCCTCGGATCTGATCTCTGCCGGGTTGCCGGCCGACAAGGTGCTGCGCGCGGCATCGAACGTCCCTTCCTCCCGCCAGCGCGCCGAGGCGACGGCGCGCGATCGGTTGAGTGGCGCCAATCTGCGCGGCTCGCCGCCGTCGGATGTGTCGATGAAGCTGGTGCGCTACGCCGAGGGCTGGTGCCGCATGGACACCGACGGCGACGGCATCGCCGAACTGATCCATGTGCACTGCGTCGGGTCCTCGCCGCAACTGATCCGCTGGGATCGCACCGACGAAATCCCGCTGGCCGGATTCACGCCCTATCGTGAGCCTGGCCGCGTCATCGGCTTCTCGCAGGCCGACATGGTGATGGATCTGCAAAAGACCGAAACGCGGCTGATCCGCGGCATCCTCGATAGCCTCGGGCAGTCGATTTTCCCGCGCACCGTGGTGCAGGTCGGCCAAGCCAGCATCGATGACGCGCGGCAGACCGCGATCGGCGCCATCATCCGCGTGTCGCAACAGGGCGCGGTCAGCGAACTGACCAAGCCGTTTGTCGGCGCGCAGGCGTTGCCGGTGATGGAACTGCTCGAAGCGGTGCGCGAAAGCCGCACCGGCATCACCCGCACCTCACAGGGTCTCACGGCGGAATCGTTGCAATCGACCGCGCCCGAGGCGGTGTCGGCGCAGACCGGCGCGGCGCAGGATCGACTGGACATGATCGCGCGCACCCTGGCTGAAACCGGCATGGTGCCGCTGTATCAGGGCCTGCTGCGTATGATGGCGCGCCACCAGGACCGCCCCAACGTGCTGTCGCTGCGCGGCAAGTGGATCGCGGTCGATCCGCGCGCGCTGTCGATCATGTGGGATGTGCAGGTGAACATCGGCGGCAAGGGCACGCCGTCGGAGCGGTTGGCGATGTTGAGCGCCATCGCCAACAAGCAGGAACAGATCCTGGCGCCCGCCGTGGCGCAGGGTAGGTTGGACACACCGATCGTCGGGCTTGCCGAATACCGCAACACACTGGCGCGGATGTGCGAAACGTCGGGCATCAGCGACGTCACCAGCTATTTCAAGGAACTGCCGCCTGGCTGGCAGCCGCCACCGCCGCCGCCGCCGCAGCCGTCCACCGATCAGGTGCTGGCGCAGGTGGAAACCATGAAAACCCAGGCCGACATCGCCGACGACACACGCAAGAGCCAGACCGATCGCATCAAGCTGGCGATGGAGGACGATCGGGCGCGCGATGAGGCCGCCGTCACCGCGTGGGTCAACGCCTATGCCACCGCGGCGCAATACAACACGCCGCTGCCGTCGATCACCGAATTCAAGGCGGCGCTGAAAACCACCATCCCGTATGCCGTTCTGCTGGCGCCCGGCATGCCGCCGCCGGGGCCAGCGCAAGCCATCCCGCAGCCCGGGCCGCCTCTCGTCCCGGCGCTCGGTGCACCGGGTGCCCTCAGTCGCCCGGGGCCGGCCCTGGCCGGGCCGCTCGCCGGTGTTCCCCAGCGCGCAGCGCCGCCGGTGATGCCCGTGCCGGGTGCCGGTTCTCCCAGCCCCGCGAGTGATCCGGCAACCCTGCTGGCGATGCGGCGCGCGATGATCGGCCGAGGTGGTGGCAGCGTGGCGGGTGCGGCGCTCGGCAACCGCGCCCTGGTGCCGCCAGGGGCGCCGCCGGGGCCGCCAACCGGGGCGCCTGGCACATGAGGCGGCGCGCGTTCGTCGCCAGCAGCCTGTTGTGGCCGTCCGTGGCCGCCGCGCAGCCGTTGCGGTCGCCGCTGGGCGGTTTCCCGGCGGGCAGTCTCGCGCCGCTCAGGCTGGAACAGCTTGAGGCGCCCGGTGGCGTGCCTGGCGCGACGCTCGATCTATCATTCAACGGGCCGACGCTCGATCCGAGACTGACCTTCACGCGTGGCAGCACGGCGACGTATTTCGATGCAACAGGCACGATGCAGACGGCGGCGAGCGGTGCGCCGCGCTACGACTATGATCCGGTGACGCACGCGCTCAACGGGCTGCTGATCGAGGAAGCGCGGACGAACGTCGTCACCAACTCTGGCGCCCTCACAAACCACGTTACGGTTGCATCAACCAGGACGGCCGCAGCTATCTCGGCGCCGGATGGCACGCTGACGGGGGTGCGCTTGACCGAGGATACGACAACCAACTCCGACCATAGCCTTGACTTTATTTTCACACCAGCCGGCAGCACGGCATATACGCACGCGGTGTATGTTAAGGCGGGGATCAGGACATTCGTCGCCGTGGAACTGCGTTCTGGCGCAAACTGGATTGGGGGAAATACGGTTGCTGTCGCAAACCTGACAGCCGGGACAATCGCGAATCCGCTTGGCGTAGCGACGGCATTCACTATTCAGAACGCAGGAAACGGGTGGTATCGCATTACGGTGTCCGGCACGACGATAGCCTCGCCTGGAGCGATCACTTTCCGTATTGCTTTGTGTGATAACGCCGGGAACTGGCAGTACACAGGTGACGGAAGCAGCTACGCCTATTTCTGGGGCGACCAGATTGAGGCTGGTGCATTCCCTACCAGCTACATCCCGACGACTGCTGCGACTGTGACGCGGAGTGTGGAGAACTGCACCGCCCCTGTTGGCGCGTGGTTCGTGACACAGCTTGGCACGCTGCAGATCGAAGGGATGCAGGCCGCGAACTGGAACAAGTCAGCGGAGTATGTCGGTTTCACCGGCCCGAACGGCAAAACGTCAATCAACGTGCAGGGCAGCAATTTTGTCGCCATACTTGACAGCATTGGAGCCTATAATTCGGGTATGGCCACGGTGCCGCTCGCGACACCGTTCCGCGCCGCTCACGCGTTCGCATCAGGCGTCCAGCGCGGTGCGCTTAGCGGTGCGGTGCTGGCATCGTTCTCTGTTGCGGCACTGACCAGCGGCAATACCACACTGACCATCGGCAGCGACGGGCTGTCGTTGCAATGCAACGGCTGGGTCCGCCGTGTGCGCTACTGGCCGCGCGTGCTGTCGAACACTGAATTGCAGAGCGTCACCCGGTAAGGGGCGCGCATGACAATCGAAAGGAGGCGACGATGCGGAAATGGCTGATGGCGGGTGTGGTGACGTTCGCTGTGCTGGGCGCCGCGCGCGCCGTCGTGCTGACCTCGCTCGATGTTGCCACGGTGACGACAGGCGGCACGGCCGTGACCGCGCTGGCGGCTGGGCACCGGACCAGTGGCGGCTGGTTGCAAAACCCGCCGACCGCGACCACCAACCTGTGCGTCAATGAGCGCGGCACCGCGACGACAACCGCAGGCGGCGATGTGACGTGCATCGTTCCCGGGCAAACCTATCTGCTGGGTGGCAGCGGCAACGCGGTGTCAGTGGTGTCGTCGGACAGCGCGCACCCATTCAGCGGCTACGGCTGGCAATGAGCGGATTTTTCTCCAACGGCACCGCGATGTCGCGTGGTTGACGTGACCGATACCAATGCGCGGGAAGCGGCGGCGGCGGCCACGCGGCTGCTGCACGATCCATTTCTGGCTGAGGCGCTGGATGAGATGGTGGTCAGCGCGACGCAGCGGGCGATCGCCGGCACCAGCCGGGCCGATCGGCGCGAGGCGCGCCATGAGGTGCTGGCGATCCACCGCCTGCGGGTGAATTTGGAATCGGTGATGAAGGATTGGCAGGACGCGGCGCGGCTGTTGCAGCGGGCGAAGGCGCACGAATGAAAAGACCGCAACACGGCCCGCATTTCCGCAAGCTGGCGTGGCGCACGCGGCGCGCGGTGGCATCGTTCGCCGATAGCTATCGGAGGCTGCTGCCACGGCCGCCTGATCCGCCCAAACGCCGGCCGGATGAGCCGCTGGATGTCAGCAAGCAAGCGAATGGAGCCTCGCCATGAGCGGCGCACAACAGGGCGGCGGCGCACCGGGCGCTGCGAGCACAACCAGGGCGCCGGCGGCGACAGGCAGTCCGGCACAAGCCACACCGGCACCCGCCACGCCGACGCCCGGCCAGGCGCCAGGCCAGCCGCCGCCGACGCCGCCGCAGACCGGGCGGCTCTCGATGCGCGATGCCACCCGCACGCTCGGCGAGCGGCGGCGTGCCGCGGCCGGCGCCGAGGCGGGGGATGCGCCGCCAGGGCGCCGGGCGCCGCGCACGGCACCGGCGGCGCGCAGTGCGATGCTGGCGCCAGGAGCCACTGGCGCAGAGCGCCCGGGCGGCGAGGCTGCCGGCGACGCCGACGCGGGCCGTCAGAGGGGCGCCGACGTTCTGGCCGAACTGATGGCCGGCATGCGCGGCCAGGACGCCCTTGGCGCCGCGCCGCAGGCCGCCGGCGATGCCGCCGCGCCCGTGCAGCCGGCGGCCGATGCGGGCGCCGTGGTGACGCTGGAAATCGGCGGCAAGCCGCA